AGCTGCCCGCCGCCACACGGTCCGGGCGCGTGGTTTACCCGGCGTTCGCTGAACTGGCACCGCGCATGGTGTCCCTGTGGGTCCAAATCGTGGTCCGTAAATCGCATGAGGCATTTGAAAGAGGAGGACGCGGCTAATGGCCGGTGGAATCAAAATCCCGTTCCTGGCGGACGTTGCCAAGTTCATCAAGGGGACGGACTCTATGGCGGAGTCCCTGGAGGACGTGGCCGGGGCCCTGGATGACCTCGGCAAAAACAAGGCCGGGGAGGACCTGGAGGACGGCCTCAAATCGGCCGGGAAAGAGGCCGGGGAACTGGAGTCCAAAGTCTCCGATGCTTTCCGTTCCATTGCCCAGGACGCCAAGGACGCGGGCAAGAAAACGGGCGACTCCATCAAGGACGGCACCGGCAAAGCCAAAGAGGGATTCGATGAGCTCAAAGGTGAGGCCTCCGGCACCGCCCGGGAAGCCGCCGCGTCCTTTGGCTCCATTGAGGACGGCGCGGACGCCCTCCAGGAGGTCCTTGCAAATGCCTTTGTGGGGTTCGGTCCCGCCGGTGCCGCCGCCGGTCTAGCCGCCGCCGCCGGAATCGGGCTTGCCATCACCGCCGCCCAGGACGCCGCCACGGCCAACACGGACGCCAAGCAAAAAGCCGTGGACATGATAGACGCCATCGCGGAGGCGGGCGGCAACATTGAGAACCTGGACTTTGCCGAGCGCATCAAGTCATGGGGCCGGGAGGTCCTGGAAGATAACTGGATGACGTTTTGGGCGGATGAGTCCTCCACCAAATTCCAGGAGACGGCCAAGGACGCGGAGACGTTCGGAGTCTCCGTCCGGGACGCCATCCGGGCGGCGTCCGGGTCCGCTGAGGACTCCAAAAAGTTCCTGGACGCAACGGGGGAGTCCTGGCAGGAACTCAACGCCAAGGTGGAGGCCGGGACGCGGGTGAATGAGGACGGGGCCATGAGTTTTACGGACTCCGCCGTAGCCGCGCAAAAGCAGCGGGACGCCCTCTCTGACCTCCGGGGCCAAGCTGAGGAGAACATTGCCACCACGGAAAACGCCGTGGAGATTTACGGCATTGAGCAAGAGGCAATGGACAACAGTGCGGAGGCCACGGAGCGGGCCAATGAGGCGCTAAAGGAACGGGCGGACGCCCTGGATGAGTCCGCCACGGCGGCTATGGGGGCCGATCAAGCGGAACTGGATTACGTCAAGACGCTCCAGCAGTCGGCCAAGGACATTGAGTCCAACGGCAAAACGGTGGACATCAACACGGAGGCGGGCCGGGCGAACCGTGAGACGCTCCTGGAGATGGCGTCCTCCGCCCGGGAACTCATAGACGCCCAAATTGCCCAGGGGGATTCCACGGCCACCGTCACCAAAACCACGGACGGGGCCCGGACGGCGTTTATCAACGCCGCCACCGCCGCCGGGATGACCAAGGATGAAGCCAAAAAGCTCGCGGACCAATACGGCCTCATCCCGGGCAACGTGGACACTCACGTCAAGGCCCACAACGTTGCCAACACCAAAGCAGAGATAGACGGCGTGGCCGCGCCCCGCACCGCCGTTGTCAACGTCGCTATGGGGACAAACGCCGTGGCCCGCCACATTGAGGGCATGAACGGCTCCACCGTATTTGTCAACGTCACCCCGCGTTCACCCGGCGGGAGAGGGATTACAGACTAATGACCACCATCACCGCCATCCCGTCCACGGCCACGGCCTCCGTTGCCCTGGACCTCACCCTCACCGCCTCCGTCACGAAAATCGTTCGGACCAACGTGTCCGGCTCCGCTGAGGTCCGCCCGCCCGCCGGGCAGCTGCCCTCCGCCGCGTCCGGGACCCTCGTGATGACGGACTATGAAGCCTCCCACGGCGTGAACTCCTATAACGCCTATGCGGCGGACGGGTCCTTTGTCACCGCCTCCGCCACCCTTGTCATTGATAAGCCGTGGCTCTCCGTTCCCGTGATGCCGCAATACTCCGAACAAGTCGATATGGTCACGTCCTACGGCTCCACCCGGGAGGCGGCGACAACGGTTCACCGCCCCTTGGGCCGGGCGGATGCCCTCGTGGTGATGGGCAAGCTAGGGGACCGGTCCGGGTCCCTGGAGCTTTACTGTGCAACCTACGCGGACGCCCGCCGTCTGGAACGGGTGTTTGAACGCGGGGAGGTGGTCCAGCTGCGGCAGCGGGTCCCCGAAATGGATATGTATTTCACCGTCACCGGCATCCCCGTGGCCCCGTACCAGGCCCTCGGAGAGGACGGGACCCGGTGGGCGCTGACCATTAATTACGTGGAGGTCCGCCGCCCCTTGGGCCTCCTCGCCGGGGCCCTCGGCTGGACCTTTGACGCCCTCGCGGTGGACTTCGCCTCATTCGATGAGGTAGCCGCCGCGTTCGCTGACTTTGACGCCCTCACCCTGGGAGATGCCATTGTCTAGCCTTTACGCCCCGTTCTCCCCGGACGTGGAGAACCATCACCGCCGGAGCGTCCGGCACCGTTACTCCGCCATAGCCCATCCCCGCTACGGGGACGCGTTTGAACTGGACGTGGAGGAGGCAGACGTGACGTTTGACTCCGCATGGAGCCCCTATATCCAGGCCTCCGTGACGTGCAAGGTCATTGAGGACGCCGCCCTCCTCGCCGCCCTGGACCCCCGCAACGGGTGCCGCGTCACTATCTACGCGGGGTACGTCTATGACGGGTTCATCGATGACGTTCACCCCCTGGCGGACCTCCACGTCCGGGAACGGCGGGTGAACCGCCCGGCCAACACCATCACCCTCACCCTCGCCTCAGATGAGGCCCTGGCGGAGGATTACAAACGCCTCGCATGGGGCCCCCACGCCTCCACGGTGGGACTCAACGAGTTTGTTACCTCCCATGCCGGGTTCTCCGTTGTCCCGGGCCCCGTCACCGTTGTCTCTGACTTTCCTGAGAAACACGGGGCGGCGGAACTTGCGGATATGGTCCAGGACGTAGGGCAGGATTCTCTCTCCATGATTGCGGACGCGGCGGAGCGTCTGGACGCCCGCGTCTACGTGGACGGGGACCGGACCTGGAGGATTGCCCGCAAAGCCGAAATATCCGGCGTGGCAGCTCTGAAACTGTTCTCCGGCCCGGAGGGGACCATCTTTGACTCTGAGGCCATCCTCACCCGGGGCCGGGATGCCGGGTCCGGGTTCCATAACGCCGTGACGCTGAAATACCTGTGGAAAGACTCCGCCGGGAACGATAAGCGGATGTTCGGTAACGCGGTGATCTCCTCCGGGCCCTACGCCACGGCCACAGTTGGCTATATGGGCCTCTATGAGGAGAGGGAATATCCGGTGTCCCAGGCAACGGCAAACGCCGCCGCCGCGAACGTCCTCCGCTCCAAGGCGCGGCGCGGGCATCAGGCCACCCTTGCGGCCCACGCCGCCTATTGGCTCCGGCCCGGCCACACGGTCACGCTCCAGCTGCCCTCCGGGGCCCAGGAGAGATGGCTTGTCCGTCAAGTCCGGTTCACGCCGTCCACGGGCACCATGACTCTTGCACTCAATCAGCCCATTAACGTCACCATCTCCACCACTAGCGGATAAGGAATCCCCACCATGCCAGCAACAACGCCAGACGGCATCTCATACCCGGCGGGCGGCGTAGCTCCGAACGTCCCCCTTGTCATGCAGTCCCAGGCGGAATCCGTCCAGGGCGCATTGAACAAGTTCAAGTCCGGCTCCGTCACTATCGCAATGGGCGCGGGTGTTGCCTTTGTCAACACCACGGTCATGTTCCCCGGCGGGGCGTTTGACTCCATCCCGCAAGTGATGCTGACCATGAACGCCAACGTGGCCGGGCGGGCGTCCTTGCTCCAGGTGTACGCCATCAACAAGACGGCGGCGTCTTTTCAGATCAAGCTTGCGACCTCCGATAACGCCAATATCGGCACCTCCTATAACATCACCGTGGACTGGTTTGCGGTGGACCGCGCATGACGGCCCTAGTCCGCCCGCACCGGGGCCCCCATACGCAAGCCTTTGGGAACATTCAGCCGGACGGGCAACCCCACGCCGGGGATGACTTTGGCTATACGGACGGCGTGAACGTCTACCCGGAGGTTTTCGCCGCCGCCGCCGGTGAGGTGATCTACGCCGGGGACGCCCGGAACCTCGGATGGCCTAACCCGTTTTACCTAAACCCGGACTTTGACCGGACGGACGCCCAGGACTCCAGCGCGGGCAACGTTGTGGTCCTGGACCACGGGGACGGGATGACCACGTATAACCACCTGGAATCCATCCAGGTCCGCAAGGGGGACCGCGTTGTCCAGGCGCAGCGCATCGCCACCACGGGAGACACCGGGTTTTCCTTTGGCAAGCATCTCCACTTTGAATGGATCCCCTACCCGGCCAATTTCGGGACGGCCACCTATGGCCGGGCCCGCCCCTCTTTCATCAGCATCACGCCCCAAGCCGCCAAACCCAAGGAGTTGTTCACCGTGTCCCAGTACGCCGCCCTCAATGCAAAGCTCGATACCCTCATCGAAGCCACCAAGCCCATCAACACGGCCTCCGGCAAAAAGACGCTCCGGGACTTTGTGGCAGCGGGAACCCGGGCGGCGGAGGAGGCCCGGGACAACACGGCGGCTATCAACGTCACCGGCGGGCAGGAGTCCCTCCGGTCCTTTGTTGCCAAGGGAACCCGCGCCTCCCAGGCAAACGCCGCCCGTCTCGCCGCCCTGGAGGCAGCACTCAAAGCCGTCCTGGAGAACCCCGCCGGAATCCCCCTGGAGGCTGTCACGGACGCCGCCGCCGCCGGGGCGGAGCGGGCCCTTGCCAACCTCACCGGCACTATTGAACTGGAGTCCCGCAATGTCTGACCACGCCGCAGAGACGCCTAACAAGTGGGTCCCCTCGCCCAAGGTCCGGGCCTACATTTACCGGGTCCTCGTTGCCGCCGGTCCCGTCTGCCTCTTTTACGGCGTCCTCACGGCGGAGGAAATAGCCGTATGGCTTGGGTTTGGGGGGACCGTCTTGGCTCCCGCCGGAGTCCTCGCCCTTGCCAACGTCCCCAAGGGCGGCGGCGGTGCCTGACACGGAGCCCCTGGCACCGGGGGAGATAGCAAGGGGCCTAGCGGCTATCCGTCTGGACATCAAGGACCTTGGGACCAAGGTGGAGGCCCGCCCGGACTGGATGGACGTGAACCGTATCGAGTCCGGCCTAAAGGACCGGATAGAGGCGGAGGCCACCATCCGCAAGCTCCAGCGGGAGGCGGCGGACAAGGCCATCAAGGCCCTGGAGGACTGGAATCTATGGGCCGTGAGAATCATCGTGGGAACCATCCTCACGGGCATCCTGGCATGGATAGTCACCTCCGCCCTCCAGACGCTCCAGTAACGCCCGGATAACGGTTCCTATGCAGCAGCTGCTTATCCAAAACCATCTATCTAAGGACTCCTCATGGCCCTAGTCACCATCTCCGCCGCGCATGACACGGACGGCGGGACCGCCGCTAACGCCGGAACGGTCACGTTCACCCCCACCCGCCGCCGGACCGTGGCGTCCACCATCATGCTCCCCAAGGCCGTCACGGCCACCCTCACGGCGGGGACGGACACCGTGGAGCTCGCCGCCCTCCCGCCCGGGTGCGCATGGGCCGTCTCGGAGGCCTTTGACGGGCAACCCCGGCGGATGCTCTACGTCATTGTCCCGGCGGACGTGGACGTGATTGATTACACGGACCTCCCCCGCGTCTCCCGGGCCTCCCTGGAGCCCGTGGAGGAGCCGGAGGCCGCATGGTGGGCCCTGGCGAACTCCACCCTCTCCGCCGGGGCCGTGGTAGGGGATGACCTCATCCTCTCCAGACTGGACGGGGCCACCGTGAACGCGGGCAACGTCCGGGGTCCCCAAGGAATCCAGGGAATCCAGGGAATCCAGGGGGAGCGCGGAATCCAGGGCCTCCAGGGCGTCCAGGGCTTGACGGGCCTCACCGGCCCCCAGGGCATCCAGGGCGTCAAGGGGGACACCGGCCTCACCGGCCCCCAAGGAATCCAGGGAATCCAAGGCCTCAAAGGGGACCCCGGCGGACTCACGCTAGGGACGCAACTTAATGCCGAGTCGGACCTAAACACCATCAAGGCGTCCGGCGTCTACCGGCTTGCCACCACATATGGCGGGCTCCTGGCAAAGAACTTTCCCCGGGACACGGACTCCGGAGTCTTGCTTGTCCTGGAGCGGGTGGGCAATCAAACCCTTGTCCAGGAGTGGCACTCCATGACTCTCCAGGGGCGCGGATTGTACCGCCGCCATATGACCAACACGGACGCATGGAGCCCGTGGCGGTTCACCACGTCCTCCCGGGTGGACCAAACGGCGGGCCGGGCCATCTATCAATGGGATGACCTCAACGGGCGGGAGCAACTCGTCTACGGGGACACCGGATGGCGAAAGCTCACGATGGACGCGGCAACGTACACGGTGGATAACGGACTCTATATCCGCCGTATCGGCTATGACGTGGCATTGAGGATTGTGGACGTGACGTTCAAACCCGCCGCGTCCACAACCTCAATCCTCACGATTCCGGCCGGGTTCACCACGCCGGATTATGTCCAGGCGTATCTAGGAAATCAATCCGGGGCGGATGCTCCGCCTATGGTGCATACCCGCATAACTCCCAACTATGACACCGCGCCTCACTCGTTTTACGTCCAGCGGAACTCCCGCCTCCCATTGCCCTATGACATCCGCACCGGCGGAACGATGGTCAAATGGATAACAAGTGACGCATGGCCCCTCACCCTCCCCGGCACCGCCTCCGGGGCCATCCCTAACCTCTAAGGAACTCTCACAATGGCAACTAACCTCCCCACACTCACCGTCCAGGACGCCCAGGCAACGCGCATCCTGGACGCCTATAAAGCCAAGTACGGCACCGCCACCACGGCGGACACGGCCCGGGCGTTCCGTAAATGGTTGGCCGGTGAGGTCCGGGCCGTGGTCATCGCCCATGAGGCCTCCGTCATCGATGAGGCGAACAACGCAAGCAAGAGGACGGCCTTGGCAACGCTCCGGGCGGAACTCCCGGACCCGGAGGCCGTGGTTTAGTAGGAACCCTCTAAGCCGGCGGCGCCGGCCGCGGAACCAAAAACCCCGGAATCTAGCGGGTTTGCAAAACGCCCCTTTGGATGGAACCTCCAAAGGGGCGTTTGCGTTCTCCAGGACGCATCCTAAGCGCGGTGCCGGGACCTCCGCCGGTGGGATGAGGGCCTCCAGCGCGGACGGGGACGCGGACAAGGGGCCGTGGCCGTGGTGTCCACGCCGTCTGTCAGCCACTCAAAGGGAACGCCCGTCCTCATGGCCCACAACATCATCGTTTGGGTGGAGGGCGCGATATGGCCGTTTATCCAGGTGGAGACGGTCCCCCGCGTCACGCCTAGATACTCGGCCATCTCGTGAACCGTGAGGCCGGAGACGCGCAAGGACTTACGCATCCGGTCCGCCCGGTCAAACTCCAGCGGGTTACTCGTTTCATCGGTCATTCCCTAAGAATCCCACGCCGTCAGAATCCCCGCCAATATGCGACACGTCCAGACATTGGGAAAACCTTGTGTCGGACATTGTGCGA